AGGATAGGTTATTAGTCCTACTTTATCACACACTTTTCCTAACATTTAATAATAATTCTACAAGAATTACCGTGATTTATTAAATATCTCTTTTTATAACTACCTGATCCTCAATACCAAAGTCTACTTGTTACACCGCGTGGTAAGAATAATTATTTTACCGTAGCCTGTCACCAATAATAAAGAAAGATTATATAAAAAAGAGTAACAGGATTTCTCCCGTTACTCTTAATCTCTATTACTTAATAGATGCTACATCAGCAAGACTGAATGTACTGATAACTTTTCTTTCACCTATTGTGTGAATTAAATTACCCTCAATAACAACTCCATCTTCTGTAATTCCGTTGATATATGACACTTGTAATAAATGTGCATTCTCTCCATTAATTACTTGACCTACTTTCTTGGCAATCATTGCCGTTAAATCACCACCAAATGATGCATAAGCACCACCTTTCTTTGACTCACAAATATCTAATGCTGTTGCATTATTACTTGACATAAAATCCAATAAGCTAACTGTGTTTGAAAAATTCATAATAATAAAATTTAAATGGTTAATAATCAAAATAAGTAAAAAGAAGTTAACTAAAGCCAGCGAAGCAATATAAAGATTTAAAAAAATAGTAATCAGGAACAGTGGTATAAGGAATTAACTAGGTAATGAACCTGTATGTTAATCTCCATCCTTATACCACCCCACATATGCATCTGTGGCATACTCACCATAGAAAGGGAATTACTCCTTACAAGTGAGATTTGGAAAGTGTTCTCTAATCAAAACAAGTATAAAGAAGTTGACTAAAGCCAAAGCCGAAGGCTTAATATAAAAACTTTAAAAAAAGAGTACACATTTCTGTGCACCCTTTCTTAGCAAATCACTGCCCGCTTATTATATCTTTAGAAATAAATAGTACCCCGTTAGCTATTTACAACTAAATTTAATAAGCTACAAGCTCAACCCCCTATTTGCCAAAGAGTGGATAGTGGCCAAACTATCATTAGACTAAGGTAAGTAAAAAGAAGTTAAAAAAGGGGATTACTCCCCTAATGTATTCTCTGCATAATTTACTTGAGCCTCTATGTAATTTTGAAGATGATTAATTACTCCGTCAAGTGCATTACATTGTCCTTTTACATAGGCTTTATACTCTCTGTTTGTTTCACACTCAAAGCCTTCTTGATACTCTTCTTTAGCAAAGTTACTAGCTGATTCAATTCTTTTAATAATATCTAATACTGTTCCTGTGTCCATAATATAAAGTTTAAGATTGATGTAAGTAAAAAGAAGTTAAAAAAAGGGGATGTTACTCCCCTTAATTAATCCAATGAATCATACTTCTTGTAACAGTTATTAAATCAGCCATAACAGACATACTATCATCAGTGATAGGTCTTGGTTGATTATAAATACTGTTAATTAGTTTTATGTTACATTCTACGGCTTCAGTGTATAAAACATTTTTTACAGCACCTATTACAATGCCATCTTCTTTTATAAAACCCTGTTGGTACTCAATGTCCAACCCTCTTCCAATTAGTGTACAGTCCATAATATATAGTTTAGTTGGTTAAAATAAGTAATAAGAAGTTTAAGCAAAAATAAAAGGGGATTGCTCCCCTTATATCTTATCCTTTAGTAGGATAACTTAACAAACTAAACTTTTCCTTATCTGTCAATAACTTTAACACATCATTTGCATATTGTAGCAAATCATATTTAAACTGTGACCATTGGTCTAGTTCATTGATTAAGTTTCTGAAGATAAAGATTTTAAGTTTCATTTCTTCTCTATCTTTAGTATCTAATCCTAATTCCTTGCACGCAGAAATTTGAGAATTAAGAATACCAATAGCATACACATATTGTAATTCAGAGCTAACACTAGTGATAGCAACAGAATTTGTTACCTCTATTCTTGTTCCAATTTCTAAAATGTGAGAAGAGATTGTGTTGTAAATTTCAGTAGCCTCTTCTAAGTCTACTAATGCTTTTTTGTAACCGTCTACAGTTTTCATAATATAAAGTTTTTAAGATTAAAATAAGTAAAAAGAAGTTTAAGCGTAGTAAAAAGTAAAGCCGAAGCTTTACTTATATCTACTGTTAAATTGTGCCTGAGTTATAAATGCAGATGGTATATCTTCATTAAAGGCAATCTCATCCACAAACTCTTTGTTCTTAGGATTAAGAATACTCTCGCTATAAGCATCACACTTACAGTGGCAATTCTTACTAGCTCCACAACTTGCTAATACTATTAGAGCTGTGATAATAATAACTGTGTAAAGGAAGAACATTCCTATGCTTTCATTTCTTTTCATAATAAATAGTTTAAAGTTTAAATAAGTATAAAGAAGTTTAAATAAAAAAGATTCAGAATTTCTCCTGAATCTTAGTTGCATTCATCTGCATATATAACTTGTGGTATAATGCATCTACCTTGTCTGAATCTATCATACCTTTTATGGCATGTAATGCTGATAGCATAGTTGTGTATTCTTCCCAAGTTAGTGTTAATGTAGTTGTCTCCATAGTAAATGTTTTAAGGTTAGAATAAGTAAGAAGAAGTTATTAAAAAATAAAAAGAGAACCATTTTCTGGTTCTCTAGTGTGAGTGCTAACTCGCTTTCTTTGTCTCAAAGCAATAAGAGAGCATGATCATAAATTATCCAAGACAAGTAAGAAGAAGTTTAACTACTAAAAAAAAGGAGCCTAAGCTCCTTTAATTCTAAGTATTCTATGTCTAATGAATCCATTAGGCAACACAGACTCTTCAGTCTTTATTAAAACGCCTGTGGTAATCCAGGTATTTAATAATTTCTGAATATATGCAGAAGAACAAATCCTATCATCATTAGGATTCTTTTCTGTTCTTAGCATTGGATCCTCCATTAAGAAGGTAATTTTTACATCAGTTCTCATAAGAAATAATTTAAAGGTTAAGAGAAGTAAAAAGAAGTTATTTATTACAAAAAAGAAAGAGCCATTACAGCTCTCTCTCTTAAACCTTTAAGCATTAGGATTTATGGCCCATTGCTTAACTGTTAAGATTCCGTTAATAACAACATATACTATCATGGCAAATAATTTAAAGATTAAATAAAGTATAAAGAAGTTCTATATAAAACAAAGAGGCCTAAGCCTCCTTATATTACTCTCCTGTCTTATAACTTGCATAAGTCATAACAACACAGAAAGACACCCAGATAATATTACCAATAGCAATGTACATAATAAATAATTTAAAGATTAAGATAAGTAAGAAGAAGTTCTAATAAGAAAAGAACTACCAAGGTAGTTCTTCATCACAAGGCTTAACATCAGCACCTATCTCTTCAAAGGCCTCATGGAAGTGGATTGCTTCCGCCTTATAGTAGCACTCCCAACAATTTGCCTCTGGTTGGTTCTCATCAGCTAACCAATGATACCCTGTGTCTCCACATGTACATACATCATTCATAGTAAATAATTTAAAGATTAGAAGAAGTACAAAGAAGTTACAAAAACTTTCTCTGGAGGAAAAAAAAGTAGAAAATGTTTTTACACACAGTATCAGCCTGCCTAGACAACAGGGGGGTGGCCTTCAGCTGCAGCTACGGGGGGACCAATCTGCATAAGACCCTCCTCCTGGTAACATATATTAAAAAAATAAAAGCTCCTAATCTTTTGTCCAGTTTTTAGTGCAATAAACTTGACATTCTGGGGGGGGACATCTGTGGTAGAAAGTGCACGGGGGAAAAAGCACCTACCTTTAGTTTTATATATAGGTGAACTTGTAAGAATTTTCCACCATAACCGGAATATAACTTATTTAGTGATGGAAATTTTCCACTATAAGTATATAACCTGCATGAATTTTTCCACTATAATGTAACATATAAGTTACAAAATAGTATGTTTTTGTAAACTATATTACACATTATAAGGTTATAGCTTTACTGAAATCCAGTGTCATCAGGTTATAACCTTAATTAATTAATATTATGTACATTTGAAACATGAAAATATTCTTTGATCATATTAATGGATTTGGTAAAGTAAGTGACTTAGAGGTTATAGTCAACTGTGCCTATGGAATACTTGAAGCTAATGAATCTTCTGTAGATGCATTAAAGCAAGGATGGATTCCCTGGGAAGATAAATGGTATAATGAACGCAGTACCCGGTTAGACTTAACATTATATAAACCAACTAAAACTACTAACAAGTTATCCAAAAAAATTATAGTACAAGCTGGAAATGTACTAGCTGATCTAGAACAGTATGAAGAGCTACATGAAAAGTATTGTAAGTATCATAACTTTAAAAGAGATATTAAACTAGAATCATTTAAAGATTGTTCTGTTATAGAGTATCATACAGATAAATTAATAGGGATAAGTTTGTATAAACAATATGATACACAGTTTGTAGCATATCAGTTTATCTGGGATTATGCAGATCCAAAATTATCTCTAGGTTCAGTAGCTCAAATGATAGAATGTGAAACAGCTAAAGTATTAGGTTGTGAGTATGTATATTTACTTGGTGGGTATGAAGAGTGTTGTAAATATAAAGCTAACTATCCAGGGTTTGAATTCTGGACAGGAAAAGAATGGTCAACTGATATTGAGTTATATATTACCTTAGTATCTAGAGATGAAAAAATAAAAATTGAGAACTATGATCTATGAACCAAGAAACAGAGTAGAGGTTAATACACCAAAAGGCTCAGGTATTATTTGGTTAGTTACTGAATATGGTCATGAGACTGACACTATGTATACTATAATTATAAATGATACCGGAGAACTGTGGCAGTATACTCACAAAGATATCATAATTAAAAATAACATAACCTATGGTAGGGTAATTAAATAATTATTAGTATATTATAATATGAAGAAAGTTGACATGGGTAAGTATATCTTACTTATAGGTAATGATGCTACTGAAATCTTTGACTACTATAAAGTAGATGAGATGCACGGGTTAAATAGATCTGATGCTCAAGCTGAAGAAGTAGATATGACTGTTGGCAATGGAGTTTACATATATGGATTAACTAATTATGATCCGGCAGATAAAAAACTTACAGCTAAAGATCCATACAAACCATTCTTGTTTTTAAACATGGGTACTTTTAAAAAGTATAATGTTACAGAAAAAGCCACAGCTGTTATGCATGAAACTATGCACATGAGTATCTTACTAAATAACTGGGATATAAAAGATAAAGAAGAAGAAGTTATAACATTTGCTGAAGATGAGGCAAACAAGATAATTGAAAAATTAAAGAGTACTAAAATAGAAGCACCTAAGAAAGGGTTCTTCTCTAGAAAATAAAACTATGAACATACCTAAAATTCTTAAAAGAACTAGAGAAGTTATAAAGACAGATGGTGGAAAAAACATACAAACTTCTTCTTATAATAGACTTACAAAAAAAGGTGTTAGTAAAGAAAAAGATATTACATATAAAACTAAACAAGAACCTAGGGCTAAATTTATAGAAAAACAAGTTGTAAAAAGAGATAAAGAGGGAGATTGGACATCACAAAAAGAAAGTAAAAAGTTATTTAAGGGTGGTAAAAAAGTTAGATCAGATGTACAATATGAAACTTATAAAAAAGGTGGAGTAATTAAAAAGAAAAAGTAATGCCAAAAGATGCATGTTATTCTAAAGTAAAAGCACAGTACGCTGTGTTCCCTTCAGCAAGGGCTTCTCAAGCTATTGCAAAATGTAGGAAAGGTTCTGGCACTGTTAGAAAAACTAAAGCTGGATCAGACTTAAAAAGATGGCAAGCAGAAAAATGGCAAGATACTAAATCAGGAAAAGCTTGTGGTGCTGGTGGTAAAAATGAATACTGTAGACCTACCAAAAGAATATCAAGTGCTACACCTAAAACAAAAAGTGAAATAACACCATCTAAGTTAGCTGCTAAAAAAGCAGAAAAGTCTAGAGTAGGTATGGGTAATAAAGTTAAAAAAGTATAATCATGGCAAAGACAACTAAAGTTAAAGTTACAGCCGATGGTGAAAAACATGTAATCTATAAAAAGACTACAAAAAAAGGTGAAGGTAAAGTTGGTAACATTATGGTTAACCATCCTACAAAAGATAAAGGAATTTGGGATACAATTGATTTAACTAAAAAATCAGGAGCAAAAACTATTAAACAAGGTGTTGCATCAACTAGGAAATGGCATAAAGAAAATCCTTACCCTAAAATGGCAAAAGGTGGTTCTACACCAGCATGGACAAGATCAGAAGGTAAGAATCCTACAGGTGGATTAAATGCAAAAGGTGTAGCAAGTTATAGAGCAGCTAACCCAGGAAGTAAACTTAAGATGGCAGTAACAACTAAACCATCTAAACTTAAACCAGGTAGTACAGCAGCTAACAGAAGAAAAAGTTTTTGCGCTAGAATGTCTGGTATGCCAGGCCCTGCTAAAAAACCAAATGGTGAACCAACAAGAAAAACTCTTGCCTTAAGAAAATGGAACTGCTAACTATAAAACCAGAACTTGACATACTATCTATAGAAGAAGAATCAGAATTATTAGATAAGTTATTAAGTGAACATAGTGTAAAATCAAATAGCAGAACTTTATTAAGATATGGAAACTCAGTTTATGGTAATACTAAACTAGACCCTATTCCAGAATATTTATTAGAGTTAATTAATAAGTTGATTAATAAAAAAATACTAGATAGTTTTCCAGAAGATGTAACTATTAATACTTATTATCCGGGAGACAGTATACCAGCACACATAGATAAGATAGATGCGGGACCTGTGATAACTATATTAAGTTTATTATCTGATACAAATCTTACTTTAACTTATGGTTTAAAAAAAGAAATTATAACATTACCTTCCAGATCTATTATACAACTCAAAGGAGTATATAGAACACACTGGAAACATAGTATAGAAAAATTAAAACAGAAAAGAATATCAATAGTATTTAGACAAACCGGTAAATAAAAAGTTATGGCAAAGATTAAAGAAAGTGGAATGACCACTAAAGTAACAAAAAAGATTTCCAGACCAGGAATACATGCTAAGAGTGGAACCTCTCAGTTGAAGTCTTCAAAAAAATATAAAAAATTATACAGAGGTCAAGGAAAATAATTATATATTTGTACAAACCAAATAAATAGTTATGGAAGAAGAAGTTATAATTAAAGAAACTAAGGTCTACAAGTTTGGAGAAATCTTAGTAGGTTTAGATTCAGAAAATATTGAAGAATCAGTAGAAGTAGAAATAAGAAGAAAGTTTGCAGAGATTGCAGAACTAGTCTTAACTAACTATACTACAGAAGATAGATCTCCAGTAAAGAGTTTAGTATTTGATCATACTATAGGAGAAATCCTTAATGCTCAAATGTGTGTAAGTAAATTATTAAAAACCAAAATATGAAACCGTTTAAAACCCTAAGAGGAAGAAGGATACTTATTGAAGTACCTGTTAAGAAAGAATCAGCAATTAAGTTATCTGAAAAAGATCAAGATGCTTTAATGTATGAAGCAATGAAAGCATGGAACAGACTTAGTATTTATGCTATTGGAGACAAAGTAGAAGATGTTGTTGTTGGAGATGTAGTATATATTGCAGTTAGTCAGTTAGAACATGCAGAAAAAGTTGACATTGACGGAAGTGTAAAACTGATGTTAAATGAAATGGACATTGCAATAATCTGGTAAGTCATGGTAAATATAACTCATGATGATTACTTTTCTTATAGTTCTGATACTCAGAAAGTTAACAGTCTTAAGACAGATATCAATGCAAAACTTTGTGATGATTGGAAAAAAAGAATAGTTAATTTACCTGAGACAAATGTTATAAGACCTGAGTATTATGGAGGTAAAGATAATACTTATGAAGTGTTTAATGTTTTAGAAGCATGGGAACTAGATAAAGACTTTTACTTAGGTAATGTAATTAAATATGTAGTAAGAGCTGGTAAGAAAAGTTCTAGTGTTAAACAAGACTTAGAAAAAGCTTTAGTATATTTACAAAAAAGAATTGATTCATTATGAAAATTATAGCAATAACAGTAATAATAATAGCAGTAGTAATTTTATGGTTACTAGCACATATAATGTATAAACCTATTTTTGATAAGGTAACGCAAAACTTTATTATAGATAAAGCAGGAATAGAATTAGCTAATATCTGTATAATGATAATGTTGTTACTTACCTTTCTATTAGGTACATGGATTTGACTTAAGAGACTAGTGAGGCTATTCTTTTAAGTTAAACAAATCCCTAGTTGACGCTAGGGATTTTTTTA